ATACTATGGTGGTTTTGTAAGTTTTGATGATGGGAATGAACATTATTCAGGTAGTGGTAGAAAGGTGCTAAATTTAAAATCCTCAAATTTGGATATAAGTTTAGGTGCATCAAAGGTAGATTTTAGTAATGATTACATAACAATAGAAGAATATGGTTTTTACGATATACTTTTAAATAACCAACAAGCAAGACTTGCTAGTGGGTGGAAAGGAGGTACAGGTTTTAAGCAAATAATTGAGATTAAAGTTTGTGTGAATTTAGAACTTCAAACTGCAGGACAGACAAGTTGGAATATAATAGGCAGATGTTCTGACACTCAATCTCCCTATCAAATTTATAATAATAGTACTCGAAGTACTAACCAATATAATACAGTTATTACAGATTTTGCTAATTTATCCTCTGTTAATATTACAGACCAATGGCTTAATAAAGGAGATAAAATAAGACTTACAACAGGGTTTAAAATAACAGATACAAATGATAACGACCAAAATTTTGCAATCAATGTTTATCATAGAGTTAAAAGCAATGATAATTTTAATATTAAGTTCTCTCCAAAAAGAGTGGAGTATGGACAAACTTATGATTTAAAGAATGTTCTTGACCCTTCTCATAAGCAAATTGATTTTGTCAAAGGAATTGCTCATGCTTTTAACCTTAAAATGACTACAGATTCAAATAAAAGAACTGTTTTTATAGAGCCATTTGACACATTTTATAAAGATTATGCAGATGCAATAGATTGGACTTATAAGTTAGATAGGAGTAAAGAAGTAACTGACAAATGGATTAAAAGTGATTTAAAAAGAGATATTATTTTTAAATATAAAACAGATACTAGTGATAAAACTGTTGAAACAAGAGGTGATAGATGGTTTAAAGGAATAAAAGATGAATATCCTTACCAAGAAACATTACCTTCTACATTTGAGAAAGGAGAAATTATCTTTGAAAATCCTTTCTTTGCAGGTACTTATAATGGGAAAGACCAAGACACTACAGGTAATACAGGTAATTCAGGTTCGTATTCTGATGTACCTTTTTCTGGATGTTTATGGGCTGAAAATACTTACGCTGAGACCTTAAATAGACCAGATAAAGGAAATAATTTTATGCCAAGACTTTTGTTTTGGAATAAATACTCTCCCAATGCAAGTGGTAGTGGTATTAAGTTTGCTAAAGTACAAACTTGGTCAGATGCTGGTAGTACAAATGCACTAAAGTTTATTGTTCCAGATTCCTCTGTTGCTGTTAATAGCCTCTATCTATCAAATATATATCCTCAAGCAACCTCAATAAATAGAGATGATACTTCAAGCCCAGTATTATCTTATGGCAATGCAAATGTTAGAGATTTTAATGATGCTACAGGGGTTTACTCATCTTATATAACAGGGAGAGGTCTTTTTGATACATATTATCATAATATGTTTGAGATGTTAAAATCAAAACCAAAATTAAGAACTGCTTATTTTGATTTAAAAGCAAAAGATATTGTTTATTTAGATTTTACAAAATTGATTTATCTAGATGGTATTTATTGGAGAATAAATAAAGTGGTTGATTATCAGCCAAGCAAGAATGAACCTACAAAAGTAGAATTAATTGAATGGTTGCAGGTTGGAACATTTGCAGCAACAGCACCATCTTTCGGTAGTTCAGGCACTTCATCTGACTTTGGAGGGGTTTATGGAGATTATGGAGACCCTGCACCTGCCAACCCAATTCAGGATTTCTAAAATGAAAATATAAAATATGCCAAATAGTAAAAAAATATCAAGTAGAGGAATAGCACAGCAAAGTGGATTGGAAGTATTTTCTAGTATAACAACTTATAATGGAGAGTATGTTAATTGGTCTAATGCTTCTGATTATGGCACTCAACTTGATTCAGATACAGATTATGCTACAACAGCAACTGACCCACATACTGATGCTTTAATAAATAGTCCTGCATCTACAATAGGAAGATGGTATAGGTATCATACAAGTGGCGCACCATACACTTCAGTATCAGCACCAACAAGTTCAAGTGGTGCTTATATTTTTCATGGACAAGAAACAGGTGGATTGCCTTCATATAGTGGTGTTTATCAGAAACTATCTTTAGTTAGAGGTAATGAGTATCAAATAAATGTTAAATCTATTATTAGTGCAAGTGCTGGTACTTTGTATATAAAAACATACAAACCAAATATAAATGACACATTAACATCAATTGAATATACAGAAACATCATCAAATTCAATAACATTCCCTGCAACTAATGTTACAACTAACATATCTACCTCAACATTCATAGCAGCAACTGCAAATGATATTATTCAGATATATTTTACTACAGAGGAAACATCTTCAGTCAATGTTTCAATATCAGGAATATCAATAAAAGAAAAGCAAGAATACTTAGTACCTATTTATGCTACTGATATATTTGGTAATGACCATAAAATATTAAGAAGAACTACAAACCAAACAGTATCTGATGATTAAATTTAAAAAGACATTAAAGGAGTTGCAGAGTGTTGGTCAAATGCTAAAGGTAGGTTTGCAAAAAGAACTTATAGACCAAAAGCATAATGCTACAGGTAGATTAAGTAGAGGTTTAAAGTATCACATAAAAGGCACTACTTTAAATATAATGTCATCTGTTAGTTATTGGAAAGCAGTTAATAATCCTAAGTTTGCTAAGACTCCTAATTATAACGCAATAGCATCTTGGGCTAGAGCAAAGAAAGGTATAAAAGCAACTCCTGCAGCAATAACAAGAATATATGCTAAAATGTTAAGACAAGGATATGGTCAGCCTTATGTGTTTTGGACTGAAGGGAATAGTTTAAGAAGAACAAACTTTGCAGGATATGTGGCAAATAAGTTTAGTAAAGAAGTAGCAGTCAAGTTAGCACCATCTATTGGTGAAGATGTAGCAAGTATGATTAGAGAAAAAATTAAAAATAATACAAAAGCAAAAGTTAGTTAATATGGCAAATACAGAGAAAATTGTAGTTCAGGTAGTAGTACAAGGTGAGAAGGATTTACAAAGAGTAGGCAAGACAGCAGATAAATCAACTAAGAGTTTTGGGAAGATGGCTGCAGGGATTGTTTCTGCAGGTGCTGCTTTTAATGCTATAAACAAAGCAATAGGTAGTGCAATAACAACATTTAAGAATTTTGAATTTTCTATGGCTAAAGTAAAGGCAATTACTGGTGCTTCTGAAAAGGATTTTAAAAAATTAACAAATACAGCACAACAATTAGGTCGTTCAACATTCTTTACAGCATCTCAAGTTTCAGAATTACAAGTTGCTTATGGTAAGTTAGGGTTTACAACAACCGAAATATTGGATGCACAAGAGGCTACTCTTATGTTGGCGACAGCAACACAATCAGATTTGGCTAGGGCTGCTGTTGTGGCAGGTGCTGCAGTTAGAGGTTTTGCTTTAGATGCTAGTGAAACTCAAAGAGTTGTTGATGTTATGGCTGTATCATTTACAAGTTCTGCATTAGATATTGAAAAATTTCAAACATCTATGACTAAGGTTGCACCTATTGCATCAGCAGCAGGTATTAGTATAGAAACTACAACAGCAATTATGGGTACGCTTACTGATGCAGGTATTGAAGCATCTATTGCAGGTACATCATTAAGAAATATATTCTTAAAAATGCAAGACCCAGCATCAGATTTAACTAAAAAATTAGGATTTACAGTTGATAGTAGTGCAGATTTAGAAAGGGCTTTAACTAAATTAAATGATGAAGGGCTTTCTAATGCTGAAATGATGGAACTTGTAGATATAAGACAGGTTGCTGCTTTTACAACAATGATTAATGGTACTGATAATGTATTAAACCTTACTGATGCTCTTGAGGATGCTAATGGGAAAGCACAGGAAATGGCTGATATTATGGCTGACACTTTAGAAGGAGATATACTAAAGGCTAAGTCTGCTTGGGAAGGGTTAGAGATTTCTATACTAACAGGTGGAAACAATATATCAAGGTCTTTAAGGTCTGTTGTTAGTGATTGGACAGAGTTTATTAGCACTATAGTTGATAATATGAGAACTCCTGAACAATTAGGTGCAGACTTCTTGACAGATGCTTTAAATAGGATTAAAGACACACAAAAAGAAATAGATGATTTGCAAAAATCTGGCGCTCCAGTTGAAACTAAAACTAGAGTAGAGTTATTACAAGAAGAATCAGAAAAATTAGAGAGGGTACAAGGACTTCAGAAACAGGCATTAGAATTTGCTACAAAAGAAGGTGAAGGTTTTGGTTTTAGAGCAAAAGCAGCAAGGGATTATGCAGAGGATTTAACAAAACAGATTGAGGCAAGAGAATTTGCTTTAAATGATTTGGAAGAAATTATTGACTTAGAGGTAAAGAAAGAAAAAAATAAAAATGATAGAGTTCAGTTAGATAAAGATATTGCAATAGAAAAAGCAAGAAGGGCTAAGGAAAAAGAAAATAAAGAAAAACTAAAAGAAAAAGAAAAAGCAGAAAAAGAAGAATTAGCATTAGAGAAAAAAGAATTTCAAGAGAAGAAAAATGCAATAAAGATAGAATCACAAGAACTTGAAAATACACATAAGGAACTTCTTATTAATGAACAAATAACTCAAGAAACTTATGATTTAATGGCATTTGAGGCAGAACAAGCACATCTTGAGAATATGAAGAATCTTAATATTGCTTATGGTGAAGATGTTTCTTCTATTAATGGTCAGATATTAGACAATGAGTTAAAGATGATTGCTGAGAAGGCTGCTGCTGAGGCTAAGGCTGCTAAAGAGAAAGAAGATTCTGCAGCAAAAGAAATAGCAGATAGAAAAGAAACAATAGATGGTGTTGCTGAATTAGGCAACCAACTTATAACTTTAGCAGGAGAAGATGAGAAAATGCAACGCATTAGAAAGGCAGGTATTGCAATTTCTTCTGCAGCAGCAATAGCAAATAACATCCAAGCATTATCAGAGATGACAGTTGGGGTTACATCACAAGCAAAACTTCCTTTTCCTGCAAACATAATAGGAATGGTTACTACTTTAAGTACAATTGTATCTTTACTTGCTAATATTAAAGCAATGAAAAGTGCTTTTGGAGATGGTGGGGTAATTGAAACTTTTGCAAATGGTGGTATGGTGCATGGTAAATCACACGCACAAGGTGGTGAGAAGTTTGCAGTAGGAGGTAGAGTAGTTGAATTAGAAGGTGGTGAGGCAGTTATCAATAAAAGAAGTACAGCAATGTTTGGCAGACAATTATCAGCAATGAACGCTGCAGGAGGTGGTGTTAAATTTGCAGATGGTGGATTACTTAATATGCCTTCATTCAGCCAACAACAATTCAATGCAATAGGTCAGAATCAAATGATGGGTGCTATGGGAAGTTCTAGTAAAGTAGTAGTAGTTGAGGCAGATATTACCGATAGTCAAAACTTAGTAAGTGTAATACAATCTGAGGCAACAATTTAATAATCAAAGAAATAAACAAATGTTTGTTGATAAAAAAACCAAGTTAGAGAGATTAGATATATGTAAAAGTTGTAGTTTTTACCGAAACTTTATGTTACTAAAGAAACCAAAGATAGCAAGAGGTGCAAGGTGTGCTGAATGTAAGTGCTTCCTAGATGCAAAGACATCATTAACAAAAGAGTTTTTTGGTAAATGTCCTAAAAATAAATGGTAAAACTTTACATATGAATTTTAAAGAAATCGCTGAAAACTACAGTAAGAAAAAAAGAAGCATGATGACAGATGCTGTTATCACTAACATGAATTATACTAAAAATTTCACTACCTATCACTCTGAATCACTTAATATAATGTTTGCAGAATGGCACTTGTTATTCCCTAAAAACAAACAAGATATTAAATGTACTTCTTGCAGGGCAGCAGTTTGTAAGTTTTGGAATACTATGATGGATGAGTGGATTGAAGCCGAACAAACACCTAAAAAGAAAAATGCCTCAAAAAAAAGAAAGACAAAATAAGGTAGATGTAGTTAAAGACTTCATTGATATTTGTGGAGTTGAATTAGAAAAGCGATTTGGTCAATCACCAACTTGCAAGGATATGATACGACATCTTGTTGAGAAAGGCATAATAGAACCTAAGAGAGTAAGAAACTATATGATTATTGCTGACTTTGATAGAATGTTAGTAGGTAATAAAGGTAGTAGAACTTACACTTGGATGGACTTATCTATTAAATATAAGATAAGTGAAAGTCAAGCCCAGAACATAGTTTACAAGGAAAGAAAGAAAGCAATCCCATCTAATAATATAACACATTAAAAGTTTTGTAAGAAAATTAGGTAAAACTAATTTATTTAAACTATATTTTTGCACCTATGAACGAAAAATGGTATAACATTCAGAACAAGGCAGATAAAACTGCTGACATTTATATCTTTGATGAGATAGGAACTTATGGTGTAACTGCACAAGAGTTTATTGCTGACATTAAAGGATTAAAAGATATGCCTATCAATTTACGCATTAACAGTTTAGGTGGAGATGTGTTTGATGGTATGGCAATGTATAATGTAATCAAAAGGAGAGAGGCTAAAACTACAGTTTATATTGAGGGTATAGCAGCAAGTATTGCTACTATTATTGCTCTTGGTGCTGATGAGGTTGTAATGGCAGAAAACTCTTTATTTATGATACATAACGCTTGGGGTGGAACAATGGGTGAGTCAAAAGATATGAGAAAGACTGCTGACACTCTTGATAAAATCACAAGTGAACTTACAGACATTTATAGAAAAAAGACAGGACTATCTTATGATGCTCTTGCTGAGATGATGGATGAGGAGACTTGGTTAAATGCTAATGAGGCATACGAATTAGGTTTTATTGATACTATCTCTGACTCTATTAAAGTGGCTGCAAAGTATGATGTTTCTAAATTTAAGAACATCACACAGGAAGAAATACAGAATAAATTAAGTATTAATATAAATAACAAAAAAATGACTAACGAGTTAAAAGAATGGTTTAACAACAAAGTTGAGGAGATTGTTACTGCTGTAAAAGGTGATGTAAAAGTTTCTGAAGATGTTGCTGAGCAAACTATGATAACTGTTAATCTAGGGGATAATGATGAAATCATGAATAAGATTTCTGAGTTTGAAACTGGTAACATTGAATTATCAAACAAAATTTCTTTGTTAGAGGAAGAATTAGTTGCTTCAAAAGGAACTAACGAAACTTTAACATTAGAGGTTGAAGCGTTAAACGCTAAAATCAACAAAGCAGATGCTAAAGGTACAGAAATTGAAACTGAAAGCGACCCTGCAGTAGTTGAAAACAAGACAGAAGATGCTAATGCAGGTTTTTATAATGTAATGGCATCAAGAATTAGAAACAAATTTAATAATTAAAAAAATAAAAAAAAATGGCAAATGTAGCAAATAATAGTATCGCAGCAACTTACGGAGGTGCGCAACTAAACGAACTTTTTTATGAGCCAGTATTTAGAAGTGATGATATTATGCGTAACTATAGAGTTATTCCTAATGTTAAACACAAAATGAATGTTTACACTTCTGCTGCTCTAACTAAGATAGTACAACCTTATACAACTTGTTCTGCAACAAGTGGTTCAACTCAATTTAATATTGATGATAAAGTAATTACTGCAGGTAGATGTAGAGTTGCTTTAGAGCAATGTACTGATGAGTTCTTTGGAACTTATATTGAAGAAATGTACCGAAATGGTGCAGATGTAATGAATGTTGAGGGAACTCAATTATCTGATGCAATCGTAAACAGAGCAGTAACAGGTATCGCACAAGATGTAGTAAGATTAGCATGGGGTGGTGATGGCGCAACTGCAAATTATACTGCTCTTGATGGGTGGATGAAATTAATGGGTGCAGATGCAACTGTATTAGCAGCAAGAACTGAAAAAAGTGCAGTAGCACCTACAACACCTACAGCGGGTGAATCACTTTCTTTATTAAGAGAGATGTATGACAATGCTCCTGCAGCATTACAACAAGTTCCTGCAAAAGATAAGAAAATATTTGTATCTCCTAAGACTTACAATGCTTACTTATCAAACTTAGAAGGTACTTCTGCAGATTTAGCAATTACTAACCAACAAGATGGTGTATTAACTGTTAAGTTTAGAGGTGTTGAATTAGTAGCAATGTATGAGTGGGATACTATCTTAGCAGATACTGACCCTGCAATGTTCTTGAGAGGTGGTGTTAATGGTACAGAAGGTGCTTGTTACTGTGCAGTAGAGAACTTAATAATTGGTTCTGATGTAACTGACCCAGAAGGTTCTTTCAAAGTATTTTATGATGATTTAGAAGAAAAAATGTTCTTCAGAGGTTACTTCAAGTTAGGTGTACAATTCTTGTACCCTTCACTTGTTCAATGGGGAATCTTTTACTAAACAATAATGTAATAATAGAGGGGAGGTTAGTCCTCCTCTCTTAATTACTTTTAATAACTAATAAAATAATAAAAAAATGGCAATAGATACAGGTTTAGGTGTGGTATGTGGTGATTTACAAGCAACAGGTGGTATTTCTCAAATTATAATAAGAGAATGGGCTACTGCAGATGTAGTTACTTATGGTGCAGGTACAGCACACACTATTACAAATATTCAATCAGGTGGTGATGCTGCTTGGTTTGTTTATGAATTTAAAAATGAAGTACCTGCAATGACTATTACTGCAACAAAAGAAAATGGTTCAACTTCTTTTGAGTGTGGATTATCTTTTATGCTTCCTAATATTGATGCAACAAAATTTGAAGAATTAAAAAACTTTGAAAATGCTTGTATGATGGGGATGGTTTTAGATACTAATGGAAATTGGTGGGTTTTAGGTGCTAGTGCAAAATACGCTAACGAGGATGTTCAGGCAAAAAGCCAAACTTTCTTGAGTTTAACAGGATTTGAAGGTGGTACAGGTGCTGCTTATGCAGATGAGAATGGTATTACTATTAACTTAATGGCAAGACAATTTGAATTGCCAAGAGAGTATGCTGGTACTGTTACTGTTGATACTTCAGCATTAACTGCAACAACAGGAGCATAATAATTAAAGATATAGAAATAGGTTGGACTTTGTTCGTAAAAAGTTTAACAACATTTCCCTATTAATATCTTTTTTATAATATGTGTGATTGTAATGCGAAAAATATTGTAGATTTATCACACTTAAAAATATATACAGTTATGGCAGAATATAAAGCAAAATCATCATCAGGTACTTGTTACAAGAATGGTTTTAAAATTAAGTGGGCTACAGCAACTCAAGAGGAGTTAGCCTATGCTTATGAAGATTTAGGGATGACTACATTAGTAGAAAAATTATCAACTACAAAAACAAAAGATGAGCCAAAGAAAGCAACCAAAAAGAAAAAGTCAGGTAAAGAATCTTCAGACTCAAAAGAGTAATACTTTTGAATTTGGAGTTTTTAATTTAGCAATTCCTGAGCATATTGAAGAGCCTTTAGATTTAGCAAAAGTAAGAACTAAGTTTATTCCTTTTGGTACTAATAATCTATTCCCTCAGTATTTAGCAGAATTAAAGCGTAAATCTTCTACTCACAGAAGTGTATTAGCACAAAAGACTATCTTTACAAGTGGTGCTAAGTTTGTTACGAATAATGAAGATGTTAAAGAATACATCAAAGATGTAAATGCTGATGGAGAATCGTTAAGAGAGGTTTTTAAGAAATTAGCAGATGATTACTATTCATTTGGAAATGCCTATTTAGAGGGCGTATTATATGATGGTGGACTAAATCTATATCACATAGATGCAACTACTGTTAGAATGTCTAAAAACAAGAAAGAAGTATATGTACATCCTGATTGGGCTAAGTACAATAGTATGAAAGATAAATTATCTATCATTCCTATTTATCCTAAAGTGAAGGGAAGTAGATTTGTTGTTCAATTTAAGGATTACGAGCCTACATTCCAATTCTATGGTTTACCTGATTACATTGCTGCATTAGAGCATATTGCAGTTGATTATGAAATTGGTAAATGGAATCACACTAAATTCAAGAATGGATTTCAACCTTCAGCAATCGTTGAGATTAATGGAGATATGGGTGAAGAAGAAGCAAAGAAATTAGTAAGAGAAGCACAAAAGAAGTTTGTTGGAGATGGAAACAATGGTAAGATTATGTTCATTGTTAAGAATGGAGATACTTCAAGTGCTAATGTTCAAATTATCAAAGATGACCAAGAGGGTAGTTGGATAGACTTACAAAGAATAACTGACCAAAACATTGTAACTGCTCATAGATGGCAACCATCATTAAGTGGTTTAGTTAGTTCAGGTAAAATGAATAATACAGGTAGTGAGATTAGAATTGCTTATGATTTAGCAATGACTACTGTAATTAAAGATACTTCTGATTTATTGTTAAATGGGATTAGAGGGGTTTTATATAAAGAGTTAGGTTTCTTACCTGAAGAATTAGTGATTCACTATGAGCCACCAATTAGTTTTGCAACTCAGATTGACCCTAAACAAGTTCTTACTATTAACGAACAAAGAAGAATGTTAGATGAGGATTTACCAATGCTAGAGGAAGGTAATATGTTCTTAACTGATAGAGAGCAAATTATTGTAACTAGAGATGATGATGGTGATGGCAAGGGTGATGATGAAGTGGGAGATATGCAAGTAACTGAAATTGAAAAAGAATAACTATGGCAAATGTAAATCAATATATACCTTTAGTAACAGCAGCAGAAGTTATAAGTAATAGTTTTACTAATGCTAATACTGATACTGCTTTAATTTCTAATAGCACATTACTTCTTGCTGAGTTAGCACATTTAAAAGAAGCGATTGGTAAGAAGTTTTATGAGGAATTAAAAACACAACATAATAATGGTACTTTAACTACTGCAAATCAGACTCTAATGGATGATTTCCTAACAAGAACTTTGTGTTGGTTTGTTAGGTTTGAGGTAATAAATGAAGTTCAGAGTAATAGTAGTAGTGCAGGTATTGTACATAATATTGATGAGTTTGCTACTATTATAGACCCTTCTGAGTTAAATGCTTACAAACAAGACACTTACAGAAAGGCTGAGATATACTTAAAAGATATGTTAGATTATATGAATGATAGCGACCAGAGTGGTGATTATCCAACTTACGAATCTAACAAACCTTGTAATGATGATGTTTACAAGAATCATGGAATAATAATGTATGATAGTATATATTCAAGACCTACTAGAAATTATAATAGTTGGAAGGATAACTGTCCTTGTGATGATTGTTAAAATAAATATATAAATGGCTGCAAACGAACATAAAAATTTATCTAGTGCAAATAGACATAATCCAAAAGGTTTTGAAAATGCAACTAATGATACTATATTAGGTAAAAACGAAGGAAGTTCTGCAACAGGAACTGATGGCAACTTAGAGTGGCAAGGTAAGTCTTATATGGGTGTTACTAACTATAAGATGCAGGGGTTTACAACAGGTGCTACAAACTACTATTATGGAGAGGATATAGCAGATACTAAATCTCCTTATGAGATGGCTGTTAATTACGGGAATAGTACTGTCTCCTCAGGGAGTTTAACAGTATCTAATTTATTTAGAATAGGTCAAGGGTGTGTTATTCCTGAAATTGCTACTGTAACATCTATAAGTGGGTGGGTTACAAGTAGTGGAGGTTATGAGGTTACTATTGCTATCTGTAAGGCAACTCCAACAGCAGATGATACTACTGCTATTGTTCCTGTAGTTATTGATGAAATAACTGTAGCAGGTCTTAGTAGTAACAATAAAATGGTTAGAATAAATGAAACAACTATAACTACAGCAGCATTAGCAGCAGGAGATATTATATTCCCAATGATTAAAGAAGCAACAGGTGGTTCTACTATCTACATGAATCTAACTATACAAACAACTACATTCTAATGACAACAAAAGAAGAAATAGTATCAATGAAAAAAGACATAAGTTCAATAAATGAGAAGATGGATAATTTGGACACTAAATTAGACATGATTACAGAGAGATTACTAAATCCAGATAAAGGGGTTGCTGCTAGAGTGAATAGAAACACAGCAATGAGAAAGGTTTTAGTAAAAGCAATGTGGATGATTTATGCTATAACTTTAGGTTCATTGATAAAACTTTTTACAGAATAAAAAACAAATTAATAAACAAAATAAAATAAAATGAGTACAGATTTTGATACAGATAATACATTATTAATGATGCAATTAGGTAAAGGTGGTGGGACTGAGGTTTTCACTACTGCAGCACAAACAGGAAAAGATTGGTTTTGTGTGCATTTCCCAGTTGAATCTGTTGTTGCAAGTATTGCAGCAGATGGAGTAACAGGTGAGACTGCACTTCAAACGACACTTAGTGCCGGAACGACATTGTTCATGAATATCACAGCCATTACACTCACGAGTGGAATTGGAATAGGGTATAGAGATATATAAATAATATGTTAGGTTTAAAACAATCTTTAAGTTTAAGTTCTAATAGAGCATTAGGTGGTTGGACACCTGATAATGAAGGAACTGATTTAGTTGCTTGGTATAAAAACAAAGAAGGAATTACTTTAAATGGTTCTAATGTTTCTAGGTGGAATGACAGTTCTAGTAATGACCATAATATGGGACAAGAAACAGAAGAAAAACAACCTGCTTATAATGCTTCTACAGGTGCTTTAACTTTTGATAAAACCGCTTCACAAAGTTTACAGACTACTAGCCAAATAAGTATAAGTAGTGAATTTACTATTGGAGTAAGATTAAACCCTTCATCAGTAAATATAGTTGTTTTAGGTGATAACACTCAACCTGCTGAATTTTTAAAAATTATGACTACAACATCTTTAAGAGTATCAACAGATGGGTCTCTTGTTGATATTACTGTAAATGATGGAGATTTGACTGCTGACAATTATTTAGTAGTTACAAGAAATTCATCTAACCTAGTTAGTCTTTATATAAATGGAACTTTGCAAACTGATACAGAAACTTTAGCAGGAACAGTAGATATTGATGCGATAGGAGTAAGAAGAATTAATAATAATCCTTATGATGGAATTATAAAAGAGGTTCAAATATATCGCACCACAAGTTTAGCACTTACTAATAATGTAAACAACTACTTGTCAAACTTATAAAAAAATAAAAAATAAAAAAATATGGCAACAACAGTAACAGTACAAAATTTAACAGTAACAATAACAGAGCAATATACTCTAAATGGTGTGTCTTATGGTAACACAATGAACAAAACCTATACAGATAATGGTCAGGTATCTCAAAGAATTATGACTGTTTCAAGTAAAGGTGATGGAGGAGATTGGACAAATATATTGGCTTTATCAAATGCTGATGGTCAGGGTCAGGTAGTTAAGACAGAATACAAATACTTTAGAATAACTAATTTAGATGATACACATACATTGCATCTTAGAGTTTATAATGGTTCAGATTATGTTGCAGTTGAGGTTAATCCTGCAAGTAGTTTACTACTTATGGATGCAGGTATAGATTCTCCTACAGGAACAGGCGCTATAACATTTGCAGATATTGAAGCAATAGCAGGTCAATCATCTCACGCTAGTGAGTCTTTAGATGTTGAATTTATAATGGTTACTTCTTAATATGCCTTGCTACGAATGTGAAAATGGTAGTTGGAGGTTTGGCGAAACAGGAGGGTGTGATTATTCTAGTAAGTCAGAGTGTGAAACTGCTAATAAAGATTATTATGCAGCAGAAACTTATAATGACTACCCACAGGCAGCAACTAACAATGCTAAGAGGGCTATAAAGTATAAAGAAGAAAATGGTAGTGATTGTGGAACTCAAGTTGGATGGACTAGAGCAAGACAATTAGCCAACAGAGATAGTTTAAGTAGAGATACTATTGCTCGTATGGCTTCATTTAAAAGGCATCAACAACATAAAGATGTTCCTTATGATGAAGGATGTGGAGGTATTATGTGGGATGCTTGGGGAGGAGATGCAGGTGTAAATTGGGCTATAAAAAAGTTAAAACAAATTGACTCTGAAAATAAAATTAAAGAAGATTTTGAAAGTTTTTTTGAAGATATTATCAAGTCTATCAAAGACAACAAGTAAAATGACTTTAAAATACTTTAAAAGAAGTGAGTTTAACTGCAAGTGTGGTTGTAATACAAACCATATTGATAGTGATTTTTTAGAGATGATGGATAAAGCAAGAAGAATTGCAGGAGTTCCGTTCAGAGTAAATAGTGGGTTTAGATGTGAAAACCATCCACTATCTAAGAAAAACCCAACCTCATCTCATATTAAAGGAATTGCTGCTGATATACATTTTACTGATGGTAAAAACTTAGCACTAATAATGGGAGGATTAGGAGGTGCAGGATTTGAAAGATTTGGTATAGATTTTAAAAACAAATTTATCCATGCTGATTGTGATGAGCATAAAACAAACCCTTGTATCTGGGGTTATTAAACAGAATATTAACTAATTAAATATATATTATGAATTTTATTACAGAAAATTGGGTTGAGTTATTAATTGGATTAATGGCTTTTGCTAAAGTTATTACTAATTTAACTCCAACAGAAAAAGACAACAAGATTTTTGGATGGTTAGACACAATGATTGATGCGTTAGTGCCTAATTATACAAAAAAGAAATAATGGTACAGAAATGGATAGGGTCTATGCTAATGAAGGGAGGCATAACACCAATAACAGAATTGTTAAAAGCAGTAAAAGAACTTTTTACAGACACAAAAGGTAAGTGGAGTAGCAAAAGAACCATTAGTGGAGTGATAGTACTTGCTGCTAGTTTATACATTGAGAAAAATGGTATTGATACTAATTCTTTAATATTGACTGCATTAGGAGTTTTACCATTATGTTTTTCTGTATTTGAAAAAAATAAATGTAATTGTATTGGTAATTGTAAAAAATAATTATCTTTTCATCACTTAGGTAGGGTTGTGCCTATCTTTGTTTCATTGTTTATAGTTTTCAAGAGTGGGATGTTTAAAAACATCTCACTTTTGTATTATATAAGCCTTTTTTTTTGTATAATTGCATCATAACCAACACATAAAACTATGAAGAAATATGGTAAAAGACTTAGACTATCTAAAGAAGAAGTTGAGATGGTTTATGAGAACAGAGCAGAAAGCACAACAAACATTAATGGAAACACAGCATTAGATATACACCTTTCAGAGAGGGGTATAAAGAAAGATGATGTTGTAAGTGTAAAACATTGGCAATCTGCTAGTGGTGAATACAGATTTAGTATTGTAACCAAAGAAGATATAACTGCTAATGAAAATGATATGCTAGATAAGATTAGCGACTTCATTGAAAATCATTCACCTTACTATCCTTCAGTAAAAAGAGAAAACAAAGATGCTAATCATCTATTGGTAATAAATCCTGCAGACATACATATAGGTAAATATGCTAATGGAGTTGAAACTGGTGATGGTTATGATGTAGAGACTGCCTGTATGCGTGTTTTAGAAGGCTTACAAGGACTTATATACAAGGCAGAAGGCTTTGAGGTAGAAAGGATATTATTTTGCATAGGTAATGATGTTTTACATATTGATAATGTATATAATCAAACTACAGCAGGTACAGGTCAAGATGTAGATGGTAAGTGGTGGGAACATTTTGAGGTTGC